TTATTGACTGACTGATGTGTAGATGGTAAATCTCTTAATTCCTGTCTATATGTTGCCCATTCTTGTTTCTTAGAATCAGATAAAGGACAGTCATTTACTTGAGTCCAATCTGATTGTTTTAATAATTCGTTTCTTTTGTTTCTTAATATTTCTAATACATTATCAGTTCTTATAACTGCTTCACCATCAATTATCTTATATTCATTGGGTTGATAATCACCTTCTATAATACCTTGTCCATCTTCTAATAACATTTCATGCATTTCTGCAACTGTTGAACATGAGTATTCTATTTCGCCTGTTTCTAAATTGTATATAGTAAAAATATTCATTATTGTGTGTTATCCATCATTACATTAAGTGAAAGTTGAGTATGATTGTAACTTCCTGAGAAATATATTCTCCAATAAACAGTTGATTGAGTTCCTGATAATGTAGTTATTTGTCCTGTATAAACATAAGTATATCCTCTATAAGTTCCAGCACTCCAAGAAATATTAGTATTACCACTTGCATTAACCCATGTAGAATTATTTAAAGAATATTGAACCCTACCGCCACTGACATCACCAAGCACTCCTGAAAAAATAGCTACATAAGTAGCATTGTTTCTAACTTGAGTAATAGTGACTGGTATAAAAGAAGCATTACTTCCTGTATATGGTGATGTTCTTTGTACATACGCTTGACCATCTCTTGATAGGGGTACAAAAGTTTCAGTAGTTAAATGACTCTTAATATCTGTACTAACATCATCAAAATGTTTTACATTCAAAGTATTAGTATTAATTAAACCTGAATCTAATGTTCCTGTTGTAATACTATTAGCACTTAGATTAGAAACCTTTGCATCAGTAACAGCATCATCTGCTATTTGTGTTGTGTCTATACCACCTGATTTTACAATTAAATTACCACTTCCATCAGTATCAATGGTGACATCATCTATTTGTAATAAATCTGCATTTAAACTACCAGTTGTTATGTTATCTGCATTTAAATTAGTAACTGCTACATTTGTTGCATTTAACGTTCCTGTCGTTATGTCGTTTGCAGATATAATTCCAAATACACCTGATGCAGAAGTTAAAGTTCCTGTTGCTATTTGATTTGCTGTAATAGTATTTGAAGCTATTTGACTTGCTGTTATTGTATTAGCAGCTATTTGTCCTGCTGTAATAGTATTACTCGCTATTTGTGCTGCTGTTATTGTACTTGCTGCTATTTCTGATGCAGTGATAGTATTAGCTACTATTTCTGTAGCTGTTACTGAGTTGGCTGCAATACTATCTTGATTTACAGCATCAGTAGCTATCAAAGCATTGGTTACAGCATCATCAACAATCTTAGCTGTAGTAATAGCATCATCATTTATTAAAACTGTTGTGATAGCATTGTTGGCTATTTGTGAAGTGCCAACACCACCGCTTTTAATTATTAAATTACCATTAATATCAGTATCTAAAGTTATATTATCTATTTGTATTAAATCTGCATTTAAAGTACCTGTACTTATATTATCTGCATTTATATTAGTAACATTTACAACAGAGCCATTAATAGTTCCTGTAGTAATAACACCACCACTAATTGAAGTTACGTTTGAATTAACTTGAGTACCATCTATAAAAGCAGAATCGTTTGTTAAATCTGAAATATTGTCACCCTGAACAACAATATTACCAGCAGTGATAATAGTTGAAGCTGATACTGCTCCTGTAGCTCCTGCAACTGATTGTACTGGTGCTGCTGAAGCTGCTCCTGCTGTATCTACATAACCAGCATTGTTAGTTAAGTCTGTAACATTATCTCCACTAACTATAATACTTCCTGTAGATATAATGTCATTAACATTTAATCTAGCAGTAGCTACAGTACCTGAAGTTATATTATCTGCATCTAAGTTAGTAACTGTAATAACTGAAGCATCAATAGTTCCTGCTGTAATTTTATTTGCTGTTATAGAATTTATCTTTGCATCAGTAACACTACCATCTAATATCTTATTAGTAACAATCGCATCATCTTGTATATCAGCAGTAGCAGTAGGAGCATCACCTATGGTAAAAGTTAAAGTAGCAGCAGATGATTCTGTGCCTAATGTGTTTAAAGAAGTTACACTAGCAACATAATTAGCATTGACTGGTAAAAAGTTTAAATCACAATTCTCTACATCTACTATTCTATTTATTACTTGATTGCCTGAATTATCTACAACATTAACCCTATATTGATAATCAGGAAAATCAGTTGGTTCATCCCATGATAAAAATGGTCTGCCTGTAGAACTTGAATCAGTATCAGTAAAAGTAATATTAGTTGGAGGTTTAACTGCATAAGCAGAAGGCAAGTTAGCTAATTCTTCTACTGGTTCTTGAGGTGGTACTTCCCATGTATAAACATCAAAGTATTCTATTAAGCTAACTGCAACTAAACCATTAGGTTGTAATTCTAATGCTTCAACTCTACAAACTTTACCTGAGAATCCTAAACCTGCATAAGTTAAATCTACTATATCTCCTACATTTAATTTATACATCTCAGGAGTTCCTAAGAACTGCATAGTAGTTTGATTTCTGCTTCTAGTTAAGATTGCCTTACCCATGTTGTAAGCTATGTAGGGGTCGCTTATATAAGGAAACTCAGCTTTAATTTCTAATATTTCATCACCATCATCTGAATAATATTCAGGACTTGCATCATGTAAAACTGTAGCTGTATCTAATTCGTATTTCTTATTAGCATTGAAGAACTCAACTATGACTTTATTTGCTTTTTTGTCTTTATTGCCATAATCAACTGATATACCAGCATCAGCAATAATATGATTATCATTAATACTAAATGATGAAGTGCCTGTATCTTCTATTGATAATTCGTATTGACCATTAATATAAAGAAAGATACCTCTCATATTGCTAAGAAGTTCTTTAGCATTTTCCATTACATTTTTATTAGTATCTAAATAACCATTACAATGAAATCTTTTTACTTTTAATAATGAAGTACCTGTTTGTGGTGAATAGGTAGAGCCTAATGTTCCATTAAAGAATATTCTAAAATTTTCTGTTGAGCCAAAATAGTTTGTTCTTTGTATGTCTTTAATTTCAAGACCATCTAATACATTGTTACCATTAGCATCAAACAAATCTATTAATTCAGCTATTTTATTCTGATACCATTCTTCATTAGCAGATGAACCACCAATAGTAATAAAATCATCTCCAGCAGTACCACTCCACGTTAGTGATTTGGCTGTTCCGTTAAAGTAGGGCTGGTCAACTTGGGTTTCACATACAGTAGCAGCAGCACCAAAAGTGGTCATGTTTATTTGTGATGTTGTTAAACCCTTACCATATTCATCATTAGTTATGTAATCTAAAAAACATAAAGCTGGGTTATCACCAATAACCTTACCAGTGCTATCTGTAAAAGCTGTTTCACCACTTCTAGGGTCATAAACTTTTTTCCCTCTAACCTGAACTGTTAATTGTGGAATACCTGAGAACATTCCTTCTTTGTCATATTTATAATGTGCTGCTATATAAGCAACACCATTTAATTTATGTGCTGTAGTCCAATTAGGCATAGATGCAACAAGCATTGGGTCTGCTGTTTGTGAAGAAGCACCATGATGTAAATTTAATGTGATTCTGTATCTTGACGTGGGACTTGTGCCAAACTGACCAGCACCAGCACTAATTGTAGAACCAACTTGTGAAACTGTATTTAATGAACCTGAGCCTGAACTTATTTTATCTGAACCTATGTAACTTCCATATTTAAACCTAGCAGAATCAGTTAAAGGATTTCCATCTAACTCTATTGTTCTTCCAAGTATTTCATCACATTCACCAACTGATAATGCATAAACTACAAATAAATGTCTTGAATCGTTATTTGACACGTCCATGTAAAGAATCTGTGCACCTACCCTTCTTGTGCCATATACAACAGGAATCTTACCACCAGCAGCAGTCTTATTAGCTAAAATAGCTTGTGATTGTGCAAGCATATCTTGAGCCTGTCTATAACCTTTAACACCTACAGCTAAAGTAGCTATAAAAGCAGCAGCTTTAATCTTAGCCCAATTGCCTACTATGAAAGCACCAATTTTACTAAAGAATGCTGGTAACATAAAAGCCATTAGACACCCCACCTCACATCTGCTTTAACCTGAGTTGCAAATTCAAAACCTTTATCACCTGTACTAAATGACTGTTGTGATTCATCAGAAAAATGTCTTCCTTTTGTTAAATTCCAGTTTGCCCAATGTGAAGCAACAGTCATTTGTAATGTTGATTCATTTAAGTTTTCATTTATACCAATATTTCTAATTTGCCCAGTAAAATAATTGATTGCACCCACAATAGTTTCATCATCATTGAAATAAGCTAAATATATATCTACAGTTTTATCTGTAAAAGCACCATCTTGAACTAAAGACCTAACTTGGTCAGTAACATTTGAAAAACCTAAATTTATTTCATCTACCTGTAATTGACCTGTCTCAGTTATTGAATCAACTGATAAAAAAGAACCACCAGCTTCATAGCTATTAGAATCATAAGTAACATTGGTATACCAATCAGTTAATCTGATAGTAGTTGATAAATTTAGCTCAACTAAAAAAGCTGTTTTAGTTGCTGTTGATGATACTTGAGTTTGTAAATCAGTAGATAAACTTCTAGGCATTAGGTTATAACCTCTCTAACATCAAATGAAATACTGCTAAAACCACCAATAGTTTCTGAACGAATAATCTCATCAGATTCAAGATAAACAGTAAAACTTGGTTTGTTTACAGTAACAGCTTCATTATCTGCTAGAGATGCTACTAGATTTGGTGATATAAGAATTGTTAATGCTCCACTACCATCAGAATCGATATCTGATTGAACCATATAAACTTTACTATGATTTGCAAACTTAATTATATCACCAGCTTTTAAAGCACCTGTCTGACTGGCTGTAAAGCCATCTAAGGCTATAGAAGCATCTCCTGATGTATGTGCTCCAACCACCTGAATATCTGTTTCTAACCTGCCTGCACCCAAATTATCTAATGGTGCAACAATAGTAAAGTCCTCAAAAGAACCTTTTTGTTTTTGTAAAAATGCAAATACTTCTTGAGCCTTTTCTTGTTGTAAGGGTGGCATTTGCACTGTAAAGGAAAAATATTGACTACCTATTTGTCTGACTTGTTTTTTACCTGATAAAGTCTGATTCAATAAAGTAGGTCTATTATCTTTAAAATTTAAACTTCTAAAATTAGGAGATGTTGGAAATTGTCCTGACATTATACGACTCCCATTTTGCCTTGATTATTCATGGCATTGTTTATGATTGATGTTATCAATCCTTTTCTTGATGCTAATAACTGATCAAATCCAGCAGCATCTACTGTTGATATGTTGAAGTTGACTGTTGGTGCTGATTGCATACCCTGACCCTTTGTATGGTCAATAACTGTTTCGTTAGGATGAACCATAGCCATAAAACCACCCTTGCCATCCATTCCACCTGCTCTTATTCCTTTCCCTGTATAACCACCACCATCAAAGTCAGACATTCCATCTACTGCATTACCAAAATCATTATTAAATAAACTGCCCATATTTGTTAAAGCACCCTTAACCATTCCCACCGCTTTCTGAACAATAAAAACATTTATTAATTCATTGATAACTGCTCTAGCAACTGCTGTTGCTAAATCTTTAAAATCATTAAACTGTTCACTTGTTGCATCAAAGAAGTTTTTAAATGCATTTGTTAATTGACCTTCTACTGTATCTGCAAAATCTTTTGTTATTTGAATTGAAGCCTTTGTTTTTGCTATTACATTTTCATAATTACTTTGGAAGCCTGCAAAAACATCTACTGTTTTACCGCTTTCATCTCTTAATAATATTAATTGTTTTCGTTGTGCTATTAATTGATTTAATAATTCATCACCAGCTTTTACTGTTTGACCATCAAAAATTTCATATTCACCTGTTTCTTTAAGTGTTTTTATTTGTTCATCTAAATCAGCAATTTGTTCATCTAGTGTTTTAGCTTCTTTTGCAGCAACATTCATAGCTACAAATAAAGCAGAAAGACCAGCGGCCATTGCAATAGCTGGATTAGCTAACATAGCCAATCTTAAACCATTAAGCATAGAAATTAATTTAGGTATTGCTGTTACCGCTAAAGCAACTGTAGGAACAAGTAATAGCTCCATATTAGTAGCAATAAAACCAACTGCATTTGCTGTTTTACCAAATATACCTGTTGATTTTTCAAATTCACCGACAAGTGTTATAAAGTTTGTTTTTAGAACATTTATTGACTGCCCAATAGTCATCTGCATATTATTGACAGTTTCAGACGTGTCTGCTGTTGCATTTATTAATGTTGGCAAGATATTTGCTGCTGTAATCTTACCAGCAGCACCCATTTCTCTTAATTTATCTGTTGATACTCCAAGACCTTTTGCTAATAATTCAGAAAGTGCAGAGTTTTGTTCCATAACAGAATTAAGCTCATCACCTCTAAGAGTACCGGATGCTAAACCTTGAGCTAACTGTCTTGAAGCATTTGCAGCTTCGATAGCAGAAGCACCTGAGATAATAAATGTGTTTGCGACAGTTTGTGTCGCATCAGCAACTTGTTGTTGAGATAAACCCATTGATTTACTTGCAAAAGTAATTTTTGCAAACAAGTCGCCAACCGCACTAAAATCACTTCTTGATTCTAATGCAATTCTTTTCATGTGTGCCATAGCTTCCGCTGAACCTTCAACAGAGCCAGTTAAAGCACCCATTCTGTTTTGAAGATTAACAAAAGTATCGCCAGCCCTTACAAGCTCACGAACACCAAATGCAGCTATAATCTGATTTCTTAAACTAGCTAAAGCACTCTGAGTAGAGTTTATATCTTTTTTAAATTTATTAAAAGCAGCCCCGGTTTTATTTTCACCTAGTATTCGTACTCTTACATCCGATTTAGCCATGTTGTTTTTGTAATTCCTCTTGTTGTATATTTAGATAAGCAATCCAACCATTAAACTCTTCTAAAGTCATTTCTTCAATTTCAGCAACAGTTTTATGCAATCTTTCTGCTAAAGCATACTTCGAATATAGCTGCTTATCTTCAGCTACTTTTTTTGCATAGCTCCTTGGGATATATTACCCATAATTTCTGTTGCTACTCTTACTAAAACACTACTATCAACATTATTCATTAATTTATGTTTATCTTCAATAGTAAATATTTTATCTCCATTTCCGTCAAGTGCTTTATATATTA